ACAACAAAGCAACGCACCCAACACCACCCAGCAAGGTGACAAGGGCGAGGCTCCGAACGACCTTCTGTCTGGCGACATGCTGGCTCAGTACGAGGAACAGAACGCGGTACAGCTACCACCGGGTTACCGTGAGCTTGTGGCGGGCCGTGACGCCCAGAGCCAGCAGCTTGGGCAGATGCAGCAGATGATGCAGCAACTCTTGGCCCAAAGCCAAGGCGTAGCCAGTGCCGCCCGCCAAGCGGGGCAGCAGCAGGCTGTAGACCGTGGCCAGTTGATGCAGCAGCGTATCGGTCAGAACATCGACGCAGCGGCCCAGCGTTATCTTGGCACCACTGACCAGTCTGCAAGCAACGACTTCTTGGCCTTCATCTACGAGCGCGGTTACACCACGGACGACTTCGTAGATCCTGCGTTGGCTGACCGTGCCATGTCCGACTTCGCCAATCTGCGCAGCCAGCCAGAGATGGAGCGTTTGCGTCAGGCGGCCCAGCGCCGTCAGGCATTTTCGTTCAATGGCACGATGGGCAACACGGCAGGCCAAGGTGCTGCGGCTGCGGCTGCACCAACTGAAGCCACCACGCCGTTCGACCAAATGGCTGACGCTGCGATGACCAAGCGCTTCGGCTAGTCCGTATATTTGACAATGTAGGGGTGTACACTGTATAACACCCCTACAGCGCGGCGCTTCGGCCCCAAGTGCGCTATTACTCGCGACGGAAATTCCGCGAGCTGACACCCTTCTTATACAACCTCCCTTCTGAGGAACTTTAGCTATGTCTACCCCAATCCAAGGGTTGCGCGGCTCCGGTCAGTTCGACACGACCTTCCGCCCACGCAACTACCGCGAACTCTTTACGCTTCTCGAGCCAAACGGGAATAGCCCGCTCAATGCACTACTTTCGATGGGCCAATCCGAAAGCACAAATGACCCAGCATTCCGCAACTTCCGGGACGAACTCCCAGAACGCCGGATGAAGGTAAACGGTGCAGTCGCTTCCACCGGCAACACCGCAGAAGACATTACTCTGGATGCTGATAACGAGAACAAATTCGCTGTCAAAGGCGCAATTATTGTTAACTCGGAAACCGGCGAAGTAATGCACGCAACGGCGGACACAACCGCTACGACCTTGTCTGTCACTCGTAACGTCGGTGGCACCGCTTTTGCCATTGCAGACGATGCGGAACTGTTCATCGCAGGTTTTGCGGCGCAGGAAGGTGCAGACACACCGACTGCCGTTAGCTTCGACGCGATTATGGTCGAGAACTTCTGTCAGATCTTCCGTACCAGCTTCTCCGTAACCGGCACGATGAACTCGACCTACCTGCGCACTGGCGACAAGCAGGACGAGGCCCGCGTGAAGGCGTTGAAGATGCACATGTCCGACATCGAGCGGGCTATGTTCTTTGGCAAGAAGCAGACTAACGACGGTTCCAGCAACGTAGCTCAAGCTCTGCGCTTCACTGGCGGCCTGATGACCTCTCTGACCAACAAGTTTGACGTTGGCACGGCATCTTCCTCTGCGATCAACGCAGCGGACGGCATCCTGACTGAAGAAGAGTTTGATCTGGCTCTGACCGAAACGATCTTTAAGTTCGGCAGCAACAGCAAGATCGCATTCGTCGGCGCAAAAGTGGCCAACCACCTCCAGCAGTTCGGCAAGGACCGCTGGCAGCCAACCCAAGTTGAGGGTGCATACGGCGTAAACCTGACCCGTTATTCCACTTTTGCGGGCGATCTGATGGTTCACCTCCACCCACAGTTCCGCCAGATCCCCGGCATGGACACGGCAATGGTCATCGTGGACTTCCCGTACCTGTCGTACCGCTACCTCGAAGGTCGCGACACGCAGCTTCTGGAAGGCCGCCAGAACCCCGGCGCCGACACCGAGGTCTCGGAATATCTCACCGAGTGTGGCCTTGAGCTGATGCAGGACTCTGTACACGCTGTTATCGAAGGCTGGTCCGCACGCAAAGCGTAAGGCGGACGCCAGCAAAACGTAACTCGTTCATAAAGGGGGTCAGCACGCTGATCCCCTTCTTTTTTGGAGACCCAAATGGCTATCAAAACACCCAAGGCTGCTTCTAAAGAAGTGACCATCGACAAGGTCGAAGCCCCCAAGCCCATCGCCAAGAAGGCTGCTGGCCCCGTTCGCTACAAGACAGTCGCTGACCAAACAGGTCGCCTGCTCATCTGTGGCTTTCGGCCAACGATGCCGTCCATTCCCGGCCCATGCTTTTACAAAGTGCCAGCCGAAGACGTCGCAGCGTTCGAGCGGACCCGTGAGTTCAAGGGCGGGATTGTAGTACGTGTCGACTGACAGCCTGACCCCGCACATCCAAGACGGCGCTACCAGTCGTCTTGAAGACCTGTCACGCATGGTCTTCCGGCGCTATGGCGACTTCAGCGCGAGCACTATTGAGGCCGAGGCTCTTTCGATGATGATCGAGCTGGCCAACATGGTTGTCGACGACGTGCGCATGCACCCCTACGCCAGCACGGCCCTTCAGTCCGAGCCGTACTACCAAGCCATGCAGGATCGCGGCGCGATCCCGGACAACATCATGGTCGCTGGCCTGCTGTTCTACTACGCCGAGCAGCAAGGCTCTGAGCGGGTTGGATCGTATGGCCCCAAGTTCGCACGCACGATGAACCAAGAGCTGTGGCGTGCGGCCAATGGCAACACGTCCATTGAGATGACGCCATGGGACAAGCAGGCAAGCACCACGACCGCAGCCGCTGCGACACAGACCACGACAACCCAAGCAAGCAGCACCCCCGGCCCACAAGGTCCAGCCGGTGCGGATGGCGCAACCGGCCAACAGGGGGCAACCGGCCAACAAGGTCCAGCCGGTGCCAATGGCTTAGGCTGGACGGGTGTAACTTACGACAGCTCGACGGGCCGCATCACGTTCGCATCGAACGATGGCTTGGGTTATGTCACGGATGATCTGCGCCCGTCAGGCGGTGGCTCTGGCATTTCCAACGTAGTCGAGGACACGTCCCCGCAACTCGGCGGCAACCTTGACCTCAACAGCCACGACATTACCGGAGTTGGTGGCATAACTCTGTCGGCGTCGTCTTCCCCCGGAGCGCAGCTTACTCTCGACGGCAGTTCTTTTAATAGTCAACAACCGGCAACTCTCACGGACTATAACGGCAGTCTTACCGTGGATGCTGCCAACGCAAATTTTGAAACCTCAACATTTCGAACGCAACGCTCGGCAAGCCAAATTGATTTTTACACCAACGGCGCCTTGAACCGAATTCAATGGCAAGGCGACGACATCTGGCACGATGGAAACGCCAACACCAAGATCGACAGCCATTTAAACCAAGCCAACCCGACAAGCGGCTATGTCTTGTCTTGGAACGGCACGGACTACGCTTGGGTCGCGCAGTCAGGCGGCGGCAGTGGCACACCGGGCGGCGCGACCACACAGGTCCAGTTCAACAACAGCGGCGCGTTTGCTGGTGACAGCACGTTTACCTTCGACAGCGCTACCAACACGCTGACCGTTCAGAACCTTACAGTTACTGGCTCTGGCGCGACCAACACGATCAGCAGCAGCAGCGACGTGGTCCTTGACGCTGGCAACCGCGTTTCCGTGCAGGGCGCAGTCCCTTTCAGACTGCCGAACGTCACTACGACCCAGCGCAACGCCATCGCTGGCGCTACTGGTGACATGGTGTTCAACACCACAACCAGCGCGGTTGAAGTCTACAACGGCACGGCATGGGTAGCGCTGTAATGGAGAAAGAGTACGTCGTAACCCTAAAAAGCGCAGACGACGCCACGCAGTTCCACACGGAGATGACCCAGTCAGCTGGTGGAGGCGCAATCCCAAACCGAACTGTTGACGTGGCCAACCTGCAACCCGGCAGCTTGCGCAACACGACCTACGCCCTGTCCGATGAAGAAGCCGCTGCTCTAACCAACGACCCTCGCGTGGAGGCGGTTGAGATACCGTTTCACCTCCGACCCAATGCTGAAGTCGTGCCCTGCATTTCCGAACCCGGTGACTATCGTAAGATTTTTCCATACACACGAAGTGCGAACTGGGCACTGTACCGATGTTCGTATGCTGAGAACCCATACAATGCAGTGAATGACGGCAACACTTACCCGGATGTAGGCGATGGGAGTTACCACTACCACCTCGACGGCACAGGCGTGGACGTTGTTATCGTGGATAATGGGATACTGACAGACCACCCGGAATGGGAAGACGCAGATGGCAATTCTCGTTTCCAACAAATTGACTGGTACACTGCTGCCGGGGTTTCTGGCACCCAGAGCCAGTATTATTACACAAGCGCAGACCACGGAACTTCAGTCGCCTCCATAGCGGCTGGCAAAACTTTTGGATTTGCCAAAAACGCGCACATTTATTTCGCACAAACGAACGGCGCTCCTTTTGGCCCCGGACTGTCAGGAAGCCCGTACAGCGTCTTTGACTTAATCCGACTGTGGCACAACAACAAGCCGCTCCAAGTCAACGGTTATAAGCGCCCTACTGTCGTAAACTGTTCGTTCATGTCTGCTCACACTACTAACGGAAGTGCGGGAGCAGCACCGCACCTGCCGGACAGTATTACTTACAGAGGCACGACATACACAGGCACGCAGATCGACACTTTGGCTAAGTGTGAACAGTTTGGTTTTCTTGAGGGCATGAACCCAAGCATTAACAGCGAAAACGAATACCGCTACAGCATGGCCGCCCGTGTCGCTGCTCAAGATGCCGAGGTGGCAGACCTCATTGCGGCGGGGGTCCATGTCGTTGGTGCGGTTGGCAATCGTGACGTCTCTGGAAATCTTGCGGTTTCATCGACTGACGCTGACTACAATAACGAAGCTTACTTCTCGCAAGGCCTTAGAGGGGACCAGACCGGTTCAGCTGTCACCGTTCAGTACCATCGTGGCGCTAGTCCGGGCAGTGCCCCCGACGTCATTTGCGTAGGCGGCACCAATATTTCTGAGGACAAAAAAGAGTTCGGGTGGGCGAGCATGTCTGACTATCGAGACAACTTGACTGGCATCTACGATAATTCAGTCCGTGGGTCTCGCGTCGACGTCTTTGCGCCGGGAAGAAACCTATCCGCAGCCGGATATGACGACAACACGGCCTACCATGCCGACAGCAATTACTGGCAACGAGGCTTCAGCGGCACCTCCGGCGCAGCTCCTTTGGTAGCAGGCGTTGCTGCCTTGGCTGCGCAACTAAACCCTCACATGACGCCCGCACAGATGCGTGAGTACATCACCACTAAGTGCGTGAGCGAAAATCAAATCGCGAACTGGGGCGAGACGGGGCCAGTCTACTCTTCAACTGACTACGCAAACACGGCGGCTTTGAACGGTAGCCCCAACAAATTTCTCTTCAACCCATTTGGCGCCGTAGAAACGTACAAGGTTGGCTCATGACGACGACCCGCGCAAACAGCAGCGACAAGACCAAGTTCATTGCCTACGAACAGTTCACGGGCCTCGACACGTCCCGCGATGTTGTCAACATGGACACGGGTACGGGCCAAGCGCTGGTGGACTTGACCAATGGCTTTTGCGATCAGCGTGGACAGATCGTGCGCGATGCGGGTGTCACGCGCCGTACTGCCGAAAGCCGCACCAAGCATGTTGCCTTTTTCACCAAAGACCAGATTGCTTACGCCGAGGTCCACGGTGACGGCACGCACTTCATCAGCGAGACAGGGATCGAGAGCGAGACGGTCTACCCGGCCAACGTCATTCCGACCACCACGGTCTTCAACCGTGAGCTTGTCTTCTCTGTCCGGGGCCTTCCGCCACTGATCTACACGGGCAACCGCTGGCGCTCAACGACCAGTGGGCATCTCAACACCGAGCTGCCAGCCTACTGCACGACAGTGCGTGACCGCGCTTGTTTTGCTGGCCTCAAGTCCAGCAGCACACAGATCCTCATCAGCGAGGACGGTAACCTCGACAAGCATTACAACGACACGGACCCTAACAGCGAAAGCGCGCTGCGCGCTGGCACGCTGGACATCCGCAACCTGCTTGGCACGGCAGACGAGATCACTGGGCTGAGCAGCTTCGAGCAAGACAAGCTGGTGGTCTTCGCTTCCGACCGAGTGTTCGTTTTTCAGATGGACCCGGACATCAGCCGTATCGAATTAGATACGGATACCAACGTCGGTATCCGCTGCGCCAGCCAACACACCA